AGAAACCGATGATACCTTCGTCCGCTTTGGTCCTTTTAGCGATATTAAGACCATTCTCAAAACCCGTATGTTCTATCCTACGTTTATCACGGGTCTTTCTGGGAATGGAAAAACCTTCGGAGTCGAACAAGCTTGTGCTCAACTCAAGCGAGAACTGATTCGTGTAAACATTACTATTGAAACTGATGAAGACGATCTTATTGGTGGCTTTCGCCTTGTGGATGGGTCAACTGTTTGGCATAACGGACCTGTCATTGAAGCGCTGGAACGTGGAGCAATCTTGTTACTCGATGAAATTGACTTGGCTAGTAACAAAATACTCTGCCTCCAACCCATCCTTGAGGGGAGGGGTGTGTTTCTAAAGAAGATTGGTAAGTGGGTAGAACCTTCTACGGGATTTAATGTTATTGCAACAGCAAACACTAAAGGTAAAGGATCTGATGATGGTAGGTTTATTGGTACCAATGTTCTTAATGAAGCATTCCTGGAGAGATTCCCTGTAACTTTTGAGCAGGATTATCCAGCACCTTCTATAGAGAATAAAATTCTTAAGAATGTTGCTGACAGTTTAAAGGTTAATGATATTGAGTTCTGTAAGAGATTGGTAGATTGGGCTGACATTATCCGTAAGACCTTCTATGATGGAGGGATTGAGGAGATTATTAGCACTCGTCGTTTGGTTCATATCCTACGTGCGTATGCTATCTTTGATGATAAGATGAAAGCAATTCAAGTGTGTGTAAACAGATTTGATGATGATACTAAGCAAGCATTCCTTGAACTGTATGACAAGGTTGATGCTACTGTTGAGCTTCCTGTAGAGAAAGATGTTTAATTTTGGAAAGAAGAAGATAGCGATAGTGGGAGCAGGGAATGCTGGATGTGTTACTGCTCTTCATTTTCTTAAATACGGTGCTCCAGATCCAGTTGATATTGTAATCTATCATGATCCAGATTCTCCTATTCAAAGAGTAGGTCAAGGAACGGTTCTTCCTCCAACTGAATTAATAGGAGAGGTATTAGATATTAATTGGAATAATAATCCTCTTGATGCTACTATCAAGACTGGTTTTATGTATGAAGGATGGGGTAAAAAGAAAGAGAAAATATTTTCGGATTTTAAATTTGGTCATACTGCATGTCATTATGTACCTCAGAAGTTATCTGATGTAGTATTAAAATCTGGTAAGGTTAAAGTTATAGAAAAGAAAATAGAAGATCCAGAAAGGGAGATAGATTCTACTTTTACTTTTGATTGTAGAGGTGCTAAGAATAGAAATAAAGATGATTACACCCCTCTTATCAATCCTTTAAATTCTGTTCTTTTATACAATAAACCGGGTGGAGATCCTTCTTTATACTATACAAGGGGGATTGCTACTCCTAATGGATGGACTTTTGTAGTTCCAAATAAAGATAGTCTTTCCTATGGTTATTTGTATAACAATACAATAACAACAAGAGAAGAAGCAAAGGAGGATTTTTTAGAAAGATTTAATTTACCGGAGATTGATGGGGAATTGGAATTTGAAAATTATGTTGCGAAAGATATATTTGTGGGGGAAAGGACGGTTTTGAATGGAAATAGAGCTTTCTTTTTAGATCCTTTAGAAGCAACAGCAACGGATTTTTATCTGACTGTGTGTAAGCATATGTGGGATTATATAACCCAATTACCTACACCAATAGATAGGTCTGCAACTAACATCTCAGTTAGGAGAGTATCCAAAGAAGTTCAAAATTTCATCTTATGGCATTATCAAACAGGATCAAAATATGATTCTCCTTTTTGGAAGTATGCACAATCTCTTCCTTTTAATCCTGAGAATAAATTTAAACTTATGAATAAATTACCCCTGGAGGCTGAGGAGATATATGGTAATTGGACTTCTAGATTTTTTAAGAATTGGAGAGAGAATACATGATTGACATTAAGGAGGATTAATGTTATGGTTAATGCATGGAGTTTACTGGATTCAGTTATTAATGGAACACTTGAAGAGGATTATCCTATTATGAGTGGAGAATATAAGAGTTATCGGGAAGTTCCTCATCCGGAGAACTTCAATGAGGATATTACTTTTCGCACCGATGGATATCCTGGAAGTATTGAGGATAGTCAATCTGTAAATCTGGATAGCGGTCCTTCTGCTATTAAATTTGGGAATGTTACAATAACGGATGATACTTATCCAAATGTAGAACAGTATCATTTTCCACCAACTAAGCCCAAACCAGATTTAAAGGGACCATCCCACCAAAAATATCAAGAAGATGTAGGTATTAAAGATCTTAAGGATTATGTCTCTTCTACCTACCAGGGACATTATACAAATGAGAATTCAGATGTGCAAACATTAGATCTTATTCATTCGGTAGGTGATGCTGAATCTTTCTGTCGTTCTAATGCACTTAAGTATTTGAGTCGGTATGATAAGAAAGGACAAGCAAAACGTGATATACTAAAGGCAATGCACTATTGTCTCCTGCTGTATTATTTCAGTGGAAATACAAACGATGAAATTACGACCCGTGGTTATGAAACTTTCTGATTCAACACTTTCACTTCTTAAAAACTTTTCGACTATTAATACGTCAATTTTATTTAAGAAAGGAAATAGGCTTCGCACGATTAGTGTGATGAAGAATATTCTTGCAGAAGCAACTATCTCAGACGAGTTGCCTAAAGATTTTGGTATCTATGATTTGGGACAGTTTCTTAATGGAATGGGTCTTCATCAGAGTCCTGAACTTGATTTTACACATGATAGTTATGTGGTAATTAAAGAAGGTAGATCTCGGTCTAAGTATTTCTTTGCTGATCCTAATGTTATTATTACTCCACCAGATAAACCGCTTACTCTTCCTAGCGAGGATGTTACGTTTGAGGTTAGTACAGAACAATTAGAGAAACTTCTTAAAGCAGCAGCAATCTATCAACTTCCAGATCTTTCTGTAGTTGGTGATTCAAATGGTGTAAAGATTGTAGTAAGAGATAAGAAGAATGAAACATCAAATGATTTCTCTATTACTGTTGGAGAGACTAGTGATATTTTCTCCTTTAATTTTAAGGTAGAGAATATTAAGATTCTTCCTGGAACATATGAGGTAGTGGTATCACAGAAACTTCTTTCTAGATTTACTAGTAAGAACCATGATTTAACGTATTACATTGCATTAGAACCTGATTCTACCTTCGGATGACTTGGCCCACTATATTATTCATGGCATTAGTTCATTACTATGCCATTGTTGCTCTACAACCCCAGTATTGGAGTTGGGGTGCTGTAGGAGTATTTCTCATTCTGTATTGGGTTACAGCGTGTTTGGGAGTTACTCTGGGATATCATAGATTATTATCTCATAGGGCATTCAAAGTTCCTCAATGGTTGGAAAGATTCTTTGCGACTTGTGGATCTTTGAGTGCAGAATATGGACCTATTACATGGGTAGGTTTACATAGACAGCATCATAAACATTCTGATAAAGCGTTAGATCCCCATAATAGTAATAGGGGATTGTCTTGGAGTCATATGGTATGGATGTTTTTTAGAGTTCCTGGAGAGAAGAGAGTTCGTAGATATGCAGGGGATTTGAGAAAGGATCCATATTATAGGTGGTTAGACAAGTGGTTTATATTATTACAACTTCCTTTAGGTTTGTTACTTTATAGTTTGGGTGGATGGGCATTTGTTCTTTGGGGTATTCCTTTAAGACTGGTGTTTGTTTATCATGCAACGTGGTTGGTTAATTCTGCTAATCATAAGTGGGGTGAAAGACCAAATGAGACTGGTGATAATTCCACGAATAATAAATGGGTAGCAGCATTAACATTTGGTGAAGGATGGCATAATAATCATCATGCATTTCCAAGTTCTGCAAAGCAAGGGATGTTGCCTAGACAAATTGATTTGACTTGGTATCATATACTTCTGTTAAAGAAGTTGGGTTTAGCAAAAAATGTTCGATTATCTTAAGAGGAATCTATGAGGGATGAATTTTTGTGGGTTGAAAAATATAGACCCAAGACAATTGAAGATTGTATTCTCCCAGAGAATATTAAGAAAACCTTTAAGGATTTTCTAAATAAAGGTGAAGTGCCTAACTTACTTCTTTCTGGACCCGCAGGGTGTGGTAAGACAACAGTAGCCAAAGCACTTTGTGCCGAGTTAGGAGTAGATGTTTATGTTATCAACGGATCTGATGAAGGAAGATTCCTCGATACCGTCCGTAATAACGCTAAAAACTTTGCATCCACCGTATCGCTTTCGTCGGAAGCAAAGCATAAAGTTATCATCATCGATGAAGCAGACAACACCACACCCGATGTACAACTCCTCCTTAGGGCATCGATTGAGGAATTTTCGGGCAACTGTAGGTTTATCTTCACCTGTAATTATAAAAATAAAATCATCGAACCGCTCCATTCGCGGTGTGCTGTGGTCGAGTTTGGCATACGTGGGAAAGAAAAGCAGGAGATCGCGG